TAGGTCCAGATACACCATGCTTTCTTGATACCAGTATCATCGATGAATGACCTATTTGAAAATAGAGTTGTCGAGCACAACCCAAAAGTTCTTGTGCGAAAAGATAGCAGCACCAAGAACGAATTTTCTTTTGTCGTTCAGGAAAGAGTAGGTCGCTTTTACCGTGTTGTCCCAAAGACAACGAGAGATGTTTTTTACCTGAAGTCCTTAAACAAAGGTTACGACTACTTCACACCCGCATACGGTGACGGGATAATAATTTCAGCGCACGTTCTTTGATTGTAGGAATCGACAACGGTTTGAAAGGGGGTCTCTGTGCTATATCTGAGCCAGACGGAAAGATTCTTGCCAAGTGTTCCATGCCTACGATGCACCGATCAAAGAAAACGGAGATTGATTCAGCAAAAATCAAAGCATGGCTGGCTTCGCTCAACTCAAGCTTCATCCTTGCTGTGGAAGAGCCACTCGGGTTTGCGAAAAGTTCTCAAGCAGTCCGGTCTATGGCGCTGAGTTTTGGCAAGCTTATGGGCATGGCCGAGTGCTGCGGATACAAGGTGAACAGAGTATCCGTTCACAAGTGGCAGAAGCAAATGTTAGGGCATGTCGCTAAAGGCAAAAGTAAACAAGCGGCTTTACATACGGCCCAAACGCTGGCTCC